GTGGCGGACTGGTCTGTCGTCGGCGCCGCGGCCGGCCACGCTGCAATTAGCGAGGTTGGCCCGGACGACGACGCCAGTTACATCCTGTCCGGTGGTGCTGGCGACGTGTCCGAATTCGGTTTGCAGGATCTGCCGCCCGGTGTCGGCCTGGTCAGCGCCGTGGTCCCGGTTTCGCTTATGCGATCGCCAGAGGCCGCGCAGGCGCGCGTCGATGTGGTGTCCGGGGCGTCGGTGGCGACGGGAACGGCCCGTTTCCTGCCGACGGCCTACGACTACTGGCAGGAGCCGGTCTATCTTGACCCGGACACCGGTGCGCCGTGGACCCGCGCAGGCGTGAACGCGGCCAGGCTGCGGTTCCGGCAGCTGTAAACCGTGACGACTCCAAGGGCAACACAAGCCGCCGCGCAGATTGTGGGCGGCGGGTCGGAGCAGTCGCGTGCCGGTCAGTCCGCGCTGATCGCCGTTGCCGGCGATCATCCGGTGAGTCGGGCCAGTCAGGCTGCCTTGGCAGTTCTGGCGCAGCCGGTGCCGGTTGCCCGAAGCAGTCAGGCGGCGGTCGTGGTGGTGGCCAATCGTCCCGTTCCCTGCGTCACGCGCTGGGCGCAGTGCTGGGTAATCCGGCGCGAGGACGGGCAGGTTCTGGGGTTCACGACGCTGGACAGCCCGCTGCCGGTGGACGGTGTGACCTGTCAGCCCTGCCACAGCCTGAGTTCCGGGGCCGTGGAGCTGGCGGCGCAGATCGGATCGGTCGGGAACCAGGAGGTCGCCGGCCTGATCGACAGCGACGCGATCAGCGCGGCTGACCTGCACGCCGGCCGCTACGACCACGCGCGCGTCGATCTGTGGCTGGTGCCCTGGGTCGAGGATCCGGCTCAGCCGTGGCGGGCGATGCCGGATCCGGCCGAAAGGCCGCGCCGTCTGGCCGCCGGGCGGATGGGCAGGATCACATTCGGCGACGAGGGGTTCCGGGCCGAAATCCTGACCGACGGCGCCGCCCTCGCGCAGCGCGCGCTGGTTCAGACCTATCAGCCGGGTTGCCGCTGGACCCAGTTCGATGTCCGCTGTGGTCTGAGCCGCGCCGCGCTGGAGGTGGCCGGATCGGTCACGGGGCTTGTCGGGCCGTCAGTCTGGAACCGCGCGCGCAACCGCGTCTTCTTCGACAGCGCGCGGGCCGAGCCGGACGGAACCTTCGACGGCGCGGCGCTGATATGGACCGCCGGCGCCAATGCCGGCATCCGGTCCGAGGTGAAAACCTGGGCTGGCGGCCAGTTCACGCTGTGGGACAGCCTGCCGGAGCCGATCCAGATCGGCGACGCCTACACCGTCGCGCCGAGCTGCCGCAACAGCGTGAGCGGCTGCAAGGCGCTGAACAACTATCGCAGATACGGGGGATTCCCGGATGTGCCCGGCAACGATGCCATCATCCAGACGCCGCCCTACCGGAGCTGATGTCGTGCGGCAGGCGCGGCTGTGGCTGGGCACGCCGTTTCGGCATCAGGCCGCGCTGCGCGGGGTAGGCTGCGACTGTCTGGGGTTGATCCGGGGTGTCGCGGCAGAGCTGGGTATCTGCCCCGCGCTGGACCTGGGTGTGATAGGGTCCTATGCGCGTGCGCCGAACCCGGCCCATATGGGGCGTCATCTGGCCGCGCATCTGCGGCGCGTTCGCCGCCCGAGGCAGGGCGACATCGCCTGGCTGGAATGGCGCGAGGGGCTGCCGATGCACCTGGCCTATCTGGCCGGAGATGGCGCGGAGCGAACGTTGATCCACAGCTGGGAAACGGCGGGCGGCGTGATCGAACACGGTTTCGTGGCCGAATGGCCGGGCCGGGTGCGCGCCTGGTGGCGCCTGCCCGCGCTGGCGGATGGGGGCAACTGATGGCGGCGATTCTGCTGGGTTTCGCGGGCAGCGCCGTCGGCAGTGCCATCGGTGGCAGCATCCTGGGCATCAGCGCAGCCACCATCGGCGGCTATATCGGGTCCACCCTGGGCGGCTATATCGACGCGGCCCTGTTCGCGCCGACGCAAGAGGGACCGCGGCTGAACGATCTGACCGTGACGGCCTCGACCTACGGGCAGCCGATTCCGCTGGTCTATGGGCCGCAGGCGCGGATTGCCGGAAATATCGTCTGGTCCTCGGGCCTGATCGAGACCAGCCGCAAGCGGCGGCGCGGCAAGACCGGCCCGAAGGTGCGCGAATACCAGTATCACAGCCACGTTGCCGTGGCGCTGTGCGAGGGGCAGGCGCGGCGGATCAACCGGATCTGGGCCAACGGAAAGGTGATTTTCCAGAACAACGGCAGCGGAAGCGACATTGTTGCCCCCGGCCCGGTGACGGTGGGCACCAGCTGGCTGCGCAGCGGTGGCGCAACGGCCGTTGCAGATGCGATCAGGTTCTATCGCGGGACATTGGACCAGGCGCCGGATCCGCTGCTGGAATCGCGCCTGGGCGTGGGCAATGCGCCGGCCTTCGTCAGCACCTGTTACGTGGTGATCGAGACGCTGCAACTGGCAGATTTCGGCAACCGGCTGCCGAACCTGGAATTCGAGCTGGAGGCGCAGGAACAGATCAGCGTGGCAGGCGTCGTGCAGGATATCGCCGCGCGGGCCGGGGTGTCGCAGATCTACGCCAACCCGCTGCTGGACCGTCCGGTCAGCGGTTACGTCGTCTCGCGCGAGGCGACGGCCTGGGCGGCGATCCAGCCCCTTGGCATAGCCTATGGGTTCGACGTGGCCGACCGCGGTGGCGCGCTGTCGGTCGTGCCGCGCGGGCGCGCCCCGGTCGCCACGCTGGAGCCCGGAGATCTGGCCGCCGTGGCAATGGCAGGCGATGGCGGTGGCGCGCGTGGCGCGGCGATCTCGGTGCCGCGCGAACACGACCGCGCCCTGCCGCGCAGGTCGTCGCTGACCTACCGTGATGTCAGCCGGGACTATCAGGCCAGCACCGAATCCTCGGCCCGGCAGTCCGGCGGGTCGGATACGCAGGTGACCGAGGAGATCGCGCTGAACCTGACGGCCACCGAGGCCCGGCGCATCGCCGACCGTCTGCTGCACGAGGCCTGGGCCGGCCGCGAGACGCTGGAGCTGGCGCTGACGGATCGCTGGCTCGATCTGAACGCCGCCGATCCGGTGGTCGTTCCCCTGGGATCGGCCGGTCTGGCCTATATGCGGATCGAGCGGATCAACCGCACCAGCGCCGGGGTTCTGCAAGTTTCGCTGCGGTCCGACGATCCCGAGGTTTACCGGTCAACGGCGGTTTCCGTCGCCCCGACCGTGCCGCCGAACGACCTGGCGGCGATCCCTGACACGCGCCTGCTGCTGATCGACGCGCCGATCGTGCAGGACGCCAACGACGACGACGGATTCTACTGGGCCGCGACCGGCGAGGGCGAGAACTGGCGCGGGGCCGAGATCCTGCGCAGCATCGACGGCGGCGTCAGTTACGACACGCTGGCCGATGCCGGCGGGATCGCGGACATCGGCACGGTCGCCGGCGTGGTGCCAGCCGGCCCGACGCTGGTCTGGGATCGCGCGACGACGATCACCGTCACGCTGTTTCCGGGAGGAGAGCTGGAATCGCTGACCGAGGCACAGGTGCTGGCGGGCTGGAATCTGGCCTGGATCGGGCCGCCGTCAGGTCAGGGTGGCGAATACCTGCAATTCGCCACGGCCACGCTGATCGCGCCGCAGACCTGGCAACTGTCGAACCTGCTGCGCGGGCGGCGCGGGACCGAACATGCGGTCGCCGCCCACGGCGCAGGCGAGCTGTTCCTGCTGATGTTGCCGGACAGTGTGCAACGGGCCAACTATGGCGCGGCCGACTGGAATCGCCAGCGGCTCTATCGGCCGGTTTCGACCTGGCAGGAATTTGCCGACGCAACCGACCAGGCCTTCACCAACACGGGCGAGGGGCGGAGGCCCCTGGCCCCCGTGCACCCGCGCGTCGAACGCAACGCCGCGCAGGACTGCACGATTTCCTGGGTGCGCCGCACCCGTTGGCAGGTGCCGGGCCTGGGCAACGGCCTGGTGCCGCTTGGCGAGCAATCCGAGCTTTACGAGGTCGATATTCTGGTGGGGCCGAGCGTCGTCCGCACGCTGACGGCGACGACCACGGCGGTGGTCTATTCCGCCGCCCAGCAGACCGCAGACGGGATCACGCCCGGCAGCCAGATCGCCGGGCGCATTCATCAGATCGGCGCCGTGCGCGGGCGCGGCAGAGCATTGGAGTTTGCAGGGTGACGACCAGTCCGGACTACGGGGTGCCGCTGATCGCGGCGCAGCAGAACCAGCCCGAGGTGACCCACAACGAGGCGCTGCTGCTGACGCAGGGCGTCTGGGGTGGCGTTCTGGCCGTGGGCGTCAACACGCCGCCCGGATCGCCGGCCGACGGCGACGCCTATGTGGTCGGCCTGTCGCCGACCGGCGCCTGGGCGGGCCGTCCCAACCGGATCGCGGTCCGGGTCGGCGGTGCCTGGCGGTTCCTTGCCGGCAACGACGCGGCGGGCACGCCGCTGTCGATGGGCGGGCGGCAGGCCGGACTGACGGTTTACGACCGCGCCTCGGGTCTGTTCCGCACCTGGACGGGCAGCGTCTGGGCCGCGTTGCTGGCCCCAGCTGTCACCCAGCGCACCGAGGCTGGCACGGCCTACACGCTGGCGGCGACCGATCTGGTCGGCGGCGTTGTCATCCGCATGACCGCGGCCACCGCCAATGTGATCACCGTGCCTGCCGGTCTGGGCAATGGGCAACCGGTTGAGATCGTCCAGTCCGGCGCCGGGCAGACGAGTTTCCTGGCCGGAGTCGGCGCGACGATCCAGAGCGAGGCCGGCTGGCTGAAGCTGCGCGCGCAGCATACGCG